GGGCTTTCACGCACTCCACGCGCTGAAAAAAGGAGGGCGGTTGGAAGCCGATGATTAGGGGAAAATCTGGGCGTGGCTTTGTGGATAACTCCCTTCTGGTTGACATAATATAGGCAGGGTTTTCAGTCCATCCCGGAAGCGTTGCGGCTCAGGGCTTTGCGGGTTCGGGTTAGTTGACGTAATATACATTATCGGAAGTTGAAGGCCCTCGCCTAAAAAAAATGGCACCCGGCAGGGCGCACGGTCCGCCAGCGGACGCGTCACAGCTGTGATAGAGGGGGGGGTATGCCTGGTCAGGCCGGGGGGTATTTTTATATAATCCCTCCCGTTTAATCGGTGCTTATAAGAGGGAAATTTCCATATTCCAGAGAATGGTAATCCCTTATTTATAGCCTTAAAATGCGGTTTGCTGGTGGGTGGGAGACCTTGATTGTATGGCAATTATGGGATTTAAAGGTAGGTAATGAAACCTTATGGCCAAAAGTGACGTAACTGTTTACTACACTCCGAATGATAAGCAATGCCAGTTTCATGCTTGTGGGGCTGATGAAGTTGTGTATGGTGGTGCAAAGGGAGGGGGGAAGGCGCTGGAGATAAATACTCCGATTCCCACGCCAGATGGTTGGACAATTATGAAGGATTTAAAACCTGGAGATAAAGTACTTGGCGAGAATGGTTATGCTGTTGAAATTCTTGCTGTTACAGATATTATGTATGGCCGGCCGTGTTACAGAATGAAATTTGATGATGGGTCAGAAATTATATGTGATGAAGAACATCTTTGGAAGACACATACGGCTTCCGACTTAGTAAAGATTGTGCGTCCAGATGTTGCAGAAAGAAATAAGTTAAACCTGCCATCAACAAAACTTCCTCCAGCAGGGGGAATACGCACTACAGGAGAAATCGCGAAGACATTAACAGCTCCAGGCAAGCAGGTTAAAAGAAATCATGCTGTAATGCTGCCGGATGCGTTAAATTTACCGGAAAAAACTTTGCCGATACATCCTTATTTGTTAGGGGCTTGGTTAGGAGATGGATGTTCTTCATCGGCCATAATCACGTGTGGCGAAAAAGAGTTATTTGAGAAAATCAAGGCGGTTGGCTATAATCTATTTCTCAATAAAAGCAATAATGAAAATGTCTGGATTTATAGGATTGAAGGATTAAGGTTTGAATTAAGAAAACTTGGACTGCTAAAAAACAAACATATCCCCATTGATTATTTAAGAGCTTCAAAAGAGCAGCGGCTTGACTTGTTAATGGGCTTGATGGATACCGATGGATACGCCAGAGAACATGGTGGTGTAGAGTTTGTAACAACGAACAAGGAACTTGCTGAACAAGTTAGGGAACTTGTTCTGACTTTGGGGTGGAAATGCAATATTAGGAAAGGGAAGGCATTATTAAATGGCAATTATGTAAGCAAAAAATATAGGCTTGTTTTTACACCTGATGGATATGTTTTTAAGAGTTCTCGGAAAAGAGAAGCTCAAAAATTCCCAACTAGTATTGTTAAGAGGACGAAGCATCGTTTTATTATATCCTGCGAACCGGTAGAGAGTGTTCCGGTAAAGTGTATTCAAGTAGAAGGTGGGATGTATCTTGCCGGTAGTTCGATGATACCGACGCATAATTCCTGTGCGTTAGTCATGGAGGCTATGGCTTATGGGTTAGAGCATCCTGGGGCGACGATTTATTTATTCAGGGAAACTTATGATGATTTAGAATCGAACTTAATAGCTGAATGGAAGAAAAGAGTTCCACCGGAGATATATAGCTATCATGGATCGAAATATGTTGCGACGATGGTTAATGGCACGGAGGTATTTTTCCGTTATGTTCGCTCCAAACAGGATGCGGAAAGTTATGACGGCCGCTCTATAGACTGGTTAGGAATAGATGAATTAACGAAACACGAAGAAGCCTCGGTTCAGATACTTCTTTCCTGCGTAAGAAGTGCGAAAGGTTTCCCTCCGAGATTCAGAGGAACCTGCAACCCTGGAGGGCCGGGGCATCGTTATGTTAAGGATCGCTATATTAACCCTACGAACAAGGGAAAGAAACAATATACGGACCCTGTGACGGGCAACAAGATAGCTTTTATCCCTGCGACTGTATATGATAACTTCGCGATTATGCAGAATGACCCCGCGTATGTTAGAAGATTAGAGAACCTACCGCCTAAGAAAAAAGCGGCTTATTTGCATGGAGATTGGGATCAATATGATGGACAGGCGTTTGAAGAATTTGATGTCGATATTCATGTGGTGGAACCATTTGATATTCCTGAGCATTGGCCGGGGTGGTTAGCAGTAGACAATGGTCATACTGACCCCTTCGCGTGGTATTGGGCGCGGGTTGATGAGAGAGGTATTGTTTACATTGTTCGTGAGTTCACGCGTGATTATGCTGATCAAAAATTAACATTTTCCCAGCAGGCGCAAAAGGTAATGAAATTGTCCACATATTCAAAAATGGAGAATGGGCAGGTTTTTGAATATATGGAACCGATTATTCCTGTTTACTGTGGGCACGATGCGTTTGCTTCCCACCCTTTAGCTGAGGGGAAAACCATTGCATGGTATTACCAGCAGGGGGGACTGAGGGGATTGCAGCCGGTTATTACTGACCGGAAATTACGTAAGGCGACCTGGCATGAATATCTACAGCCTATTGAATTGACTGAACCTGATCCTTATACCGGGCGAATGAAAATTGCCAAAGTGCAGATATTCAATACTTGTACAAGGCTGATCGAAACCTTGCCGTTTCAAATGGAGGATGAGAAGGACCCCGAAAAGGTTGCTGAATCCAATATAGACCATTGGTATGACGGTGCTGGCTATGCTATTGTCTCATGGCACATAAACCGATCCGGTCGGATAGAGCTCCCTAAGAAGCAGCTACCTTTCGAGTTGCGAAGCGAAGAATCTACCACCAAAGATGCTATACAGGAATATCTTTGGAGCTAAGGAGGGGAATACATGGCTGAATCCCAAGAGCTCATAAAATTTGATAACCCTCGCAAAGAAACTATGCTTAAATACATCGTTGAAACCGGGGGGCAGATTACAGAGGCCGCCAAACTTGCAGGGATGGACAGGGGCAATCATTACTATTGGATGAAAACAGATCCCAAGTATAAAGAGATTTACGAAATGGAAGCCAAAGAGCAAGCAGCAGATGTTTTAGAGGGTGAAGTAATTCGCCGTGGCTTTAAGGGTGTGGACGAGCCTGTATTTTACCAGGGCAAACAGGTAACGACGGTCAAACGATACAGCGACAATTTGCTTATGTTTATGCTGAAAGGTTTGCGGCCTCATAAATTCCGCGATAATTACAACCCGGCTATGTCCCTTCACGCTGGGAATATAAGCGTTAATCTACAGATTCCGCGTCCAGAAGAGAAAGCCATTGATGCGGAGTTCAAGGAAAAGGAGACTACCTAAATGAAAATACTTGGTGGTTACGGTAAAAAAACTTTGGAATACAATATTCGCCAGTATATGGAGGGCGGGAGCACTGAAAAGGAAGCCCGGAGGATGGCTTTAAAGATAGCCCAAAAGTTTTTTCTTAGAGCGAAACCGGGTAAGGATCTGCCGAATTATCTAAGGTGGTGAAAGGAGGCGTTAACCTTGGAACTGATTTTGGTTCTCATAGGCTTTATCTTGTGCGCTTTGGCATCCTTCATGGGTGCTTTTTTGGGTGTAAGAAGCCTTTCTGATAGCTCTAAACCTTTGCGAATACCAATTTACACTGATATTAAGGACGCCATTGAAAATAAGCGTATTGATCAAAATGTTGCCGGTAACAAGAGAATCCTGAATGATTATTTCTATGGGAAAGATGAGCCTGAAGATCTGGAGGATGCGTAAATGAGACTAACAAGGTATGACATTGATGCCGTTCTTGATTTTGTTGAAGTGTATGAGGAGGATGGCATAGACAAAGAGGTTGCTTATCAGGCTGCGGTGGCTATAGCCCGGGGAATCTGGAAAAGAGATCATCCCGACATCAGTAAACTTCCGGATCACCTGAAGCCTGGCAATGTCATTGCATCGCTTGATAGAGCTTATGCGGAAAGGAGGGGTAACAGTGGCAAAGTTAAGTGAACCGCCGATCAGTGAGCGGAATAAAAAGATAGTTGACAAGGTTAAAAAGATTTACCAAGCGGGAGTAAACTACAAGCAAGGCATTGGCTTTTATGAGAAGTGTGCCGAATATGACCGCTTCTGGAATGGCGATCAGTGGCCTGCGCCAACAGAGGAAACCAAAAACTTCCCCCGGCCCATCACAAATAAATTTGCTGAAATAATTAGTCAGAAAGTAGCCGGTGTGTTACACGATATTGGGGAGATACACTTTCTTCCGGTAGAGCAAAATGCGAGGGACTCATTTAAAATCTCTGTGCAAGAAATGGGGGATAGTAAAGAAAGCATTGAGGGATATGATATAGATGCCGCTGAAGCCCTTTCTTTAGTGGCGAAGCATGAGCTTCAACGAATGGAGTTTAGGGATCTTTTGGGCAGAGGGTGTTTGACCGCAGCGTTAATGGGGACCATGTGTGTTTTGTTTCCCTGGGACAACACTATTACTGGCGGTGGGAGTAATTCTAAATGGGTTGGGAATGTCGTTGCTCAAGAAATTGATCCTGTAGATATTTATACTGAAGATCCCAAACAACATGAAATTCAGAAACAACCAGGTATAATTATTGCCGAAAGGTTGCCCCTAAAGCAGGTTAAGGATTTTTACGGACAGTTTTCAGACGAAGTTAATTACCTGAAGACGGATGATCCGAAAGCTGAACATCAGACATACTCGCAGCAAAAAATTGAGCAGGATGAAGCCGATTATGTAAACCTCTACCATTATTGGACCAAGGAAGCGGTAGATCATGAAACAGAAATTGCAGGCGAGAAGATAAAAAGAATACGCTACCAGATAAACTATTATGTGATTTGCCAAGATAGGATTATCCGGGAAGATAAAAATATAAATAAAGCAGGGCTGTATCCTATTGCGTCATTCCAATGGCTGCCAAAAAGAAAGTCGTTTCTTGGGAAGCCTGAATCTGTGGACCTTATTAATAACCAAAAAGAATATAACCGTGCCGCAGGCTTAGGGTTGCTCACCCTTTACACAACCGGGTTGCCGAATGTTGTTTATAAAGAAGGATTTATCAACAAAGAAGAAATTCCTGCGGGAGGCGGTGGGGTAATCAAGGACACATCCCAGCCTGGGCAGCAAGCTATAAGTTACATGCAACCTCCCCAGGCATCTTCAATTATCCCGTATTTGAAAGATAGTTTGGCCAAGGGCATGGAAGACTCGTCTGGCGTTCACGAAGCATGGTCAGGTAAAGCGCCTTCGGCCCAGCTTAATGCTTCGGCGATTATTGCTTTGCAAGAAGCTGCAGGGGTTATGATTGGTGATATTCAGCTTCGATTACACAAATTTCTACGGGATTGCGGAAGGATACTTTTGGCGTATTGGAAAGAGAAGTGGGATTACCAGAGGTTGATCAGAATTACCGGAGATCGTTATAAGAACAAGGTTAAGGGTGTATTCTGGTTTAAGGGAACCGATTTTGCAGATATGGAGTTCGACGTAACCGTTTCCTCCGGGGCTTCGCCTTTCTCCAAGGCTATCATTGCAGCTACACTGGACAGCATGATTCAGTATAATGCCATAGATGGCCAGGAGTATCTGGAGATGTTACCGCCCGAAGCCTTCCCGAAGGTTCAGTATATCCTGGAAAGACGGAAGCAGAAAGAGGAAGAAGCAAGGCAACTCATATTGGAACAACAGTTCCAAATTATTGAAAGAATAGCGGAGGATGTAGTGAACCAGGCCCAGGTCCAAGGGGTGGAGATTACACCTGAAGCTATCGAGCAGCTAATGGTCATGGTTCAGGACGCGAGTAAAGACATGGAGCAAGAAGAGGTGGTCGCATGAAGATAGATGGAACCGATATAACTATGACTCGCGGGGATACCGGCACCATGCGTGTTACATGTTTCAAGAGCGGCGTCGCATTGCCTTTCGAAGAAGGGGATACGGTATATTTTACTGTTAAAACTAGCCCATCTGTCGAGCAAAAGCTAATCCAAAAAGTAATTAGAGACTTTGTAGACGGTAGTGCATACATTCATATCCTGCCAGAAGATACAAAGGAGTTAAGGTTCAGAAGAGTGCATGCCTATGACATCCAGCTTACACTTGCCGATGGCAGCGTTCATACGATTGTCGGCCCGAGCAAGTTTATTGTGACGGAGGAAGTTACCTATGAGTAACCCTTATGGTGAAATTGAGACTGATATTGAGTTGTGCGGCACCTTGGATGCTGCTGGCGTGGTGATAAATACAGAGATAGTTTCTGTTGGCCCTCCTGG